GTTTTCCATCGTCTGATACTTTTTTACCGACGATTTTGCAAGCTGCTGCCTGAGCATAAGTACATCGGCGAGTACCGGCGGCGCGGTCTTGAGCAGATCCACGACTACCTTTTTGCCGAGTGTTTCGGTCTCCATGCCGTTGTCGGCAAGCCACTGCTTCATCTGCTGTACTGAGTTAGGATTATCGAGCTC